ATACTTTGTTTTAGTTTTCCCTTGTGCTAATAATTGCTCTTGCCGCTCCTTACTCCGCACACCTTCTATAATGGTTACATCCATTATTTTAATTAATTCATTAAGAACTTTTACTAAATTAGAATCTACACCCTTTAATCTTTCTTTGCTTTTTTTTCCAAATCTATACATAATTATCTACTATATGGAAATTTTTGTGTTTTAACATCTCTACGTTTTTCCGTTCCTTTACTAGAGTATTTTTTTCCTTCTTTAGATTTTTTAAAACGAATAGTTGATAATGCTTTTGCCCCAGCTTTTCCATATTTTTTTGTATCTTTTTTTATTTGATTTTGTTCTTTCTCATATGTATTTTCTATTTTATCAATATTTTTTCCATGTTGTTCGTTTTTTGCTTTTGCTTCTTTATATTGTCTTTTTGCGTTTGCAATGCATTTAGATTTGCTTTCACCTTTAAAAGAACTGCATTTTTTATTAATTGATTTTTTTTGATTTTTACTTAAAGTCATTTTAACTCCCTATGATATTAACCAACTTTTTGCTTTTCTTTTTGGTTTAAACCAACCTTTCTTTTTTTTATCTTTTTTCATGTTTGGTGGAAAAGCATGAATTTGTGCGTAATAAAGGCTCTCAATTGTGTCATCGTGAGCCATCTTAGGGCCAAAAGTAAGGATTTCGTTGATTAAATCAAACATATTTTTCTTTAAATATACAGTTCCTGTACTAAAACGTGCAGAAAGACCAGAATAAATTCTATTTCGCTTTTGAGTTCCTCCCGGTTTTTCAGGAATAACAGATATACTAAATTTATTTAATCTTCTTCTTTCATCGTTTAACGCTTGGAATATGCTTCTATTCATAGCAACATCTTCTACAGTTGAAGAACTACAATTATACTTTTCATGTAATTCTAATATTAAATCTACTACACCTTTTTTGCCTAATACTTCTCCTGTATCTGGATTTTTAGATCCAATAGTAGGAATACTTCTATGTCTTTCGTATTCTAATACATATAAATTATTATTTCCATCAATTGCAATAACAGTTATTACACTATAATCAGAATGTTTTGTATCAATATCTGTAGCAGGATCACAACCTATAAATGTATTAACTGGGATTTCTTCATTGTCTTTTATTAAAAAATTAACACCATCTTCGTGTTTAAAGTATCCTTCCCAATATCGTATATGTTCTCTTCTCCATATAGCATCTTCTTTTGATTGAACTTCCATCATATACTCTTGATAGAATTTTTGAGGTTGTCCAGAATCTGCATAGAATTTTTTCTTTTCTTCTATTTTTGACAATGGAAACCATCCTTCCCACAATGGAGTAGTTTCGTCTAATAAAGCTTTATATGTAATTACTTTCCAAGCAAAAGACTTATTTTCTTTTTTTGCTTTAGCGTGTTTATTTATTAAATGATTTATAAAAGAATCATAATGGACTGGAGTACCATTAACTCTCAGTCTTCCTGTATGTGGTTCAATAGCAGGATAAACAACTGCAGTAACTAAGTTTGCATTTTTATCTCTAGCTTCTTTTGTTATTGTATTGTTTTCATGTTCAAAATCATCAAGAACAATAAGGTCGTATCTTTTATGTAACTTTGCACCACCACGAATACCTGCTACATTAGACTTGCTTATAAGTTTGCATCCGTTTACTAATTCTATATCTTCTTCCGTCCATTTTTTTCCTTTCATTGGCCCGAAATAATATCGTATAGAATCATTATTTTCTAAGTGGTATTTAATATAATCCATGTTACCTACACTTAATTTTTGTGTAGCGGATACCCAAGCATAAAATAAAAAGTTTTCTTTACTTGCAAATACAAAATCTTTTATAATAGAAGCTTTAGTAAGAACTGTTTTACCATGACCTCTTGGAACTATGATTGCAGTTTGTTTTACTTCTTTATCATCTATTGCATCAGATATTTCATAATGAAAAAATGGAGTTTCAGACCTCATAAAATCATCTGGTAAAAATAATTTACCAAAAGAAATAAGGTCTTTATACGCTAATTGTAATGCTTCTTCAGCTTTGTTTATGTTCTGACTGTTGATATTTGCCATCTAGGTGGTCTTTAAATTTATCTTCTAGTTTTTCCATTTCTATAAAATCATTAAATAATGTTTCAGTAACTCTAAGTCTTTCTGTGACAAAACTTAATTGTTGATATATACTTTTTATAGATCTTCTTAGATCGTGTTTAGTAATTGTGTTTTTCTTCTTCATGCCTGCTCCTTTATTTTTTCAGGAATTTCTAACATTCTTATAATTTTTTGCATCCGTTTAATATTATAATATGTAGTAGAAGTCATATTGTACAATATAAAATCTTGAGAAATCATCTTATCTAATTTTTTTAAATAGACAATAGCTTCATCTAATTCTAATTCGTTGGGTACATCGTCTATAGGTTTTTTTAATTCTCCCAACACTCGACTCCTTTCTCTGAGAACTCCATAGTAACCCATCCAGTTCTTGCTAAAGGATAAAAAGAGTATCTAGCGTAATCAGCATATTTAAGAAATGATCCACCTCTTATGTACCATTTTTTTCTTTCTTCTTCTTGATCATCTTTACTAACAACAAAACTATGCATAGGTTTTACATATAATTGATGATTGTGTCCTAAGAAAAATACATCTCCTTCGCTATATACTGAAGCCATTTTATCTAATTCCATATCTCCATTCTTACCTCCACCTTTACCATGACCACTAACTAATTTATATTCTTTATCTTTAATAGTTATTTTAGTATATCCGGGCATTCTAAAGTAAGGAACTTCCATTGCTTCGGCAAGGACTTTACATACATCAAAGTTTAATATATTAAATGACCTAATATAATCGTGGTTTCCCCCTCGAATAAATAAACACTTGTCTTTGATTGGTTCTATTAATCTTATAAACTCTAGGTATTGTTCATCGGGTGGAATATCTTGTCCGTCTTGACTAATTTTATAATTAGGTGGAATTAATTCTAGTAAATCTCCATTACCAAACCATCTTGCATCTTTATCTTCTGCAATCATTTGTACAGCTCGATGAAACTTTTCACTATCAAACTCTACTGCTCCTACATGAACATCAGTTAATCCATGAACTCGTAATGTCTTTTTACTTTTAACACTTAATACATCTCCGGGTTCTACATCTCTATTATTAGCATATGGAGTGTTTTCTAATACTTCGTATGTTATTGAAAAATTTTTCTTACAACTATTGCAAACATATTGTTGTTTAGGTTTATCTCCTTTCATGTGACTTTTACTGCCTAATTTAATTGTACCATTTTTTTTAGTATGAGCAGACTTACAATAAGGACATATCATTTGGATTCTCCTTCGATTTGTTTTTGATCTCTAGACGCACCTTCTAATTGTTCTTGTGAGAACCCTTGAAATACACCCATTAGACCTACCTCTTTTTGTTTTATATTGTTGTTTGATGTTCCTACTATTTTACCTAATTCTTTTGCAGATTGTAAAATTATGTTATCATCTTCACTATAATCAGCAAGATGTTTTAATTTACTTAATATATATTCGTGGTCTATTCCTAAACCTTTTGCAACGTCAAGCACTGATTTTTGTATTTCTTCCATTACTCTTTCCTGTTTTAATAATATAGTCGCTTTCTTTCTAGCTTTTTGATTAGACTCTTCTTTAAAAGCATTTTTATATGCATCTAAAGCACCCATGCCTACAACAACATTTGTAGCAAAGTCTTTTTCTTTATTGGTGATTTTAGTTCTTTTATGTACTCTTTCGGAAGTGTTTTTTATTGTTTTAGAAAATGTATATCTATTAGGGTGACTAGAAAAGTCTGTATCCATTTTTGTAGATTTTTTATTAATAAAACTACCTACGACAGTCCGTACCCATCCATCTGCATATTTATAGTTTTTTGTATCTGAATGATGACTTACCATTTTTTTAACTTTTAATAATTGTACAATTCTATCATCGTCACTATACACCCAACTATTTTCGTCTGCTTTTCTCCAATCAGGATGCACAACTGTATTAGGATGATCTTTTTTAAATTCTTCTAAATCATCATATACAAAGTGTTTTATGTTTTTTATTCTTCTGCTTTCCATATTAATTTATCTGTTAATATTAATACTTGCTCTGATAGACCATCAATTAAATCGCTTATTTCTTCGGGTATTAAATAAATTTTATCATCTACTTCAATAGCAACTAATTTATTAGTTAAACTACTTAATATGTCTTGTTGTTTTTTAAGAGGCAGATTTGCTATACTTTCTATCAGGTTTGCCATTTACTTTTTTTTTATGTATTATTTTTAATATAGATGTAGCGGTATATATCATACCATCTAATATTTCTTCTAAAGCTTCTATTTCCCATACTCTACCATCGAAAGGATTAAGTTCTTGATTGTATTCTCGTTTCCCTTTCTCAAGTCTTTCTTTTAATAGTCCTATTATCTCTTTATTCATATATACCTTTATTTTCCCTTGCCCAACCACCCACTAAGTTAAATGATAGGTCAATACTAATACAAGTACAAACCCCAGTTATTTACTAAAAAAATTGTAGGATTTTGATAAGTAGCCTTTTTCTCTATATATACCCCCTATATGGGGGTTTTGATATAACTAATTTTAGTTATTTTTGATTTGATTATTATTTTGATAATTAATTAACAATAGTCATAAAGGAGAAAGTTATGTCTAAGCAAGCAGCGAAAGCTGAAGTTTTTACAAAAGTTCCAAGGTCTTACTACCTTGAGAAGGCTCAGCAGTTGAAGTTAAGTAGTCTCGATCAGATACTTAAAGCACCTGTTAAGCGTGGGTGGAATCGTGCGTTTGGTGTGTCAATACAATCTAAGTCTGACATTAAACGTGCTCTTGAAATGAATCTTCGTGAGATAAATGATATGTGTGTAGCAGATGGTTATGAACCAGTATACGCTCCAGTAGAAGAAGAAACAGTTCATATTGGAACAATAGGATAGTTAGGGTGGGAGTAATTAAGTTTGCTCCCATTACTATTTTAACTTTAACTACATTAAACTACTTGTCTAGATACAACATATATGTCTAGAATGTGTGTTTAGTAGCCTATATTGTATGCATACAGACGCATAGATAGTTTATGTATATATATAGTAATTTTAAGATAACTTGGGTATTAACATTATAGGAGTAATTATGTTGAGAGAACCGATTAAGTCGTACGAGCTGTTGCCTAATCCATTGTTGTTTGCGTTAGATAAATGTATTGGGAAAGAAGATGAAGTGTATTGCTCTAGATTAAATTTAGATGAATTATATAATGCTACTAAAAATGTTAACGAAAGTCAATTGAATAAATGTAGAGGAGTAGGTAAGAAAGCTTTGCTATTATTTAAAATGTTTAAACATTATGGTAGTACAAGAAGTGATTGGTAATTAGTCGCCTAGACCTTGATCAATGTGTCTAAGAGAGTTAAAACTAGATTATTTCCGTAGAGGGATAACGGGCTACTCGGTATAAACTGATCAAAATTTTTTTTGCGCTGTTGATTGTAATGTATAAGGACTCCGCAGTTCTACTTTACCTCGGAAGTCAGCAGTGCAAGAACTTAGACTAGACTCGGCAAGTCGATGAATCAAAGGGTTGGTATGTATAAAGCTATACTAGTTAAAATCTGCAAAAAGCGGACACCATCTGTATTTATTCTATAAGAAGTGTATTTATACATAGACCTACGAATAAAGAGAAGTATGGAATCAGGCTTTATACTAAGTCAGCCCTCGTCTAAACTTTAATTTAAATAAACAAAAGGAATAGTAAAGATGAATAAAGACCAAGAAAAATATATTTTTAATCTTGTTGAAAAAGAAATGAGAAGGCTAGACCTTATTAAATATAATTATAGCCCTCGTTATCATAGTAAGAAGCTAAAAGAAATATTTAAAGAAAGAGGTTTATGTATTTCAATTCTAAATACTTTAGAAAAGAACTATGGCATGAAGATAAGTAAGTAAACAAAAGGAAAAAATATGAAGATAAGCAAGTTCAGAGCATTAATGACACTAGAGAGAGTAAATGAAAAAGTAAAGCATTGTAAAGAATATATAACTTCTTTTGGTGAACCATTAAAAAAAGACTATGATGATTTAAAAAACTTAGATCAGATAGTAGGTTATTATATTGGGTATAGTGAATGCTTGAAAGAAATAGAAGATCAATTAAACGAAACAAAAAATCAAACAAAAGAGGAATAGATTATGGTTAAAGAATCAAGTGATATATATAAAGATATAATTAATTGGGAATTAGAAAGTAAATCGAAAGATAAATTAGTTAAAGACTTCGGACGGAAAGTTAATGAAAGTAAAATTATTTCTTATGCTAATATTGTAGAAGAACTAAAAAGATTAAACAAACAAAATGAAGAGTATGTAGATAAAATCAATGATCTTTTTTATCGTGCTAATTCAATACAAGACGAGGCTGCAAATTTAGTAGATGAGATTAACGATGTTGTTTAAAAATTTAAAAGAAATAGAAAGCAAAGAGTTTAACTGGTCTAAATATAAACAAGATACAATTAATCGTTTTGTAAAGAAGTTTGGAAGTTTAGAACAAGCAATTATTGTATTAGATGCTGAGATTCAAAGTCTTAATGTACAAATAAAAGCTATGAATGAAATGATAGATTGGGATGATGATCCAACATTAGAGTACTGGTTAAAAAAATAAAGGAGAATATAATGAGTAAAATGGGATTTATAGATTACCTATGTGAAAAAAACGATCAAGAAGGTTTGCTTGAAGAATTAGGTACTCAAGAAGATGTCAATTACTGGATGAATAAACACAAACAAGGAAAAATAAAAGAGGAAATAAATATGTATAGTTCAAAGAAAATGGAAGTTGTCAATTCGTATATATTATCATATAACAAAGGTAACTTAGAATATAAAGGAGTTGCTTACAAAAGAATGATGAAGCTTATCGATGTATTCTTTAGTTCTGCTTTAATGAAATCAAACTTATTAAATAGAATAGATCACAAAGAAGCAATGAAAAAAGAGGAGAAAAACAATGATAGCAACAACAAGTAAAATCGCATACAAAGAAATTAATAAAGAAGGAACAATGAAAACACAAAGAGATAAAATATTATATGTTGTAAAATCTCATTGTGATAGAGTCGAAAACATATTCAATGGTATTTCATTGAGAGAAATTTCATCTCTTACTGGTTTTGACATAAATGCTGTAAGTGGAAGAGTAAACGGATTAAAAAAAGATGGATTCCTAAAAACAGTTGAAAAGAGAAAATGCTCAATAACAAAAAGACTTGTTTCTCCAGTAATTCCTATTAATAGTGATGATAAAAATGCAGAACTCATAAAAGATTCTATATATCACATGGAAGATAAGATTAAATTACTATTGATGATAAAAGGATACAAAGAAATAAAGTTTACTTCTTCTTTAGATGGAACAAGAGTTCTTAGAATAGGGTACTATAAACCAATAAAGAAAAAAGATGTAGATTATTGTCATTTACATGGAGATCTCTTCTTATCAGAAGTTAGTGCATGGGATGATGATTGTGGGGAGAAATATTGGTATTTAGTAAGTGAACAATAAAAAAGGAGAAAGCAATGAATAATGAACCTTTTTATCTTATTGACGCTCAAGAAGAAGAAATAACTAACGAAGATATAACAGGATCAAGTCTTCAAAGAGTATGTAAATTAATTCCTTCTCTTGTAGATTCTGTATTTGGATCTGGAAATGAATCAGATGGATATAAAGTATCTAGAGATTATTATTTCAGAAACAATAAAACAAATGAAGTTATTACTTTGTATGATTGGAAGATGACAACTCTATATGATCCCGAATATTATAGACCTTCAGAATTTTGGGGATTAAGTAGATTGACTCAATTTAACATTGGAGCTAAAGGTATTGCACATACTTTTGGATTTGTTAGATGGTTAGAAAGTAAGTTAGAGTAATTGGTATGTGGATAAAATGTAAGAGTTGAAGCCAACACTAATAAAACCGAGTGTGTGAGATTTACGATGCGTAGATAAAAGCCGGACACTCTTACATTTTTAATTGACTCTAAATATTGATATTATTAAATTTAGGTAACCATAGGGAGAGAATATGGATCTAATCAAAGTATACACAGATTATCTTAGTCATTTAAATAAACAAAGAGCAAGAGACTCCGAAGAGTTTCATGCATCATCTGCTGGTAGTTGTTATAGAAAACAAATGTATAACTTCTTCGGGTATGATAAAAAAGAAATGGATGACAAATCCTTAAGACTACTTCGACTTGGAACTATTACACATAGTGATATAGAAGAAGCAGTTAATTGGAGAAACGAGATAATACAAGAAGAACAAGAAAGACTTCAACCAAAAAATGCCGTACAATTATATTCAGAACAAAAAGTATCTGTTCCAGAGTATAATTTAGTAGGTACTTACGATGTTGGAGAAGCTTTGTTTACAGATGGAGAAGTAACTGAGTTTAATCTTTATGATTTTAAAACAGTTGCAGCTTACAAATGGACAACAAAGTTTGGCCGGAAAGAAAACCGAGTCGCAACAACAGATACTAACTATAAGTTACAATTAGGTAGTTACGCTTTAGCAATTAAAGAAGAGTTTGGCGAAGATGTTAGAATAAATATGTTTCTAATATGGTATAACAAAAATACTTCTTTAATGAGAGAGCAGATTGTAAGCAATGAATACATAAAAAATGCTGAATCTTATTGGAAGGAACTAAATGAAATACTAACAGACGCAGGTGAAGACTTTGAAAACTCTGATCTTCTTGAAGCTGGTATTTCGTATGGTGTTCCTTTTGAAGATTGGGAATGTAGATATTGTCAATTTAGTAGTATTTGTCCATCACTATTAAAAAAATAACAAGGAAAACAAATGGAAAACAATACAACTGTTATTACAGATCAAGTATCCCTGTCTAATGTAGAGGATATTAGAAAAGCAATAACAATAAAACACAAGAAAGTATCATTTATGAAAACTCCAAAACCTTTCATTAAGCAAAGAGCTGGAGCAGATTATGTAGAGTATTCATATATGAGAGAAATAGCAGACAAAGAGTTCCCCGGATGGTCTTGGGAAATACATAAATCAGAAAATCTAAGTGGAGCAGCTTACGTTGTTCATGGTAGATTGAAATGGTATGATGAAGGTATCTGGAGAACTGGTGATATGGTAGCTGCTCATAGACTTCAAACAAAAAGAGCAACAGGAGAGTTTGTTGATATTGGTAACGATGTTAAAGCAGCTAATACAGATTGTATTAAGAAAGCATTTAATATGTATATGAATATCGCAGATGATGTATACAGAAATCAAATAGAAGATCTTGAACTATCTGATGATCAAAAGCAAGAAATACTTCTAGTTGCATCTGAAATAAGCGAAGATAAAATGACAAAGATACATGGTTTGATAAAAGATCAAGTTCTAAATACTGCAAACTACAATGGTTCTTTGTCTAAACTAACAAGAGAAAGAGATTCTTTAAAGGATAAAGGAGAATAAAATGGGAAAAATAAAACAAGATGATTTGAAGAGATTAAGAGAATCTGGTCAATTATCTAAAACAGCAGAGAAAGCTCTAAGTAAATCTGGTAATGTTTCTACAAAGAAAGGATCAACAGAAAGATACTTTAGAATATCAGATGATGTTTATGTATCACCTAGATTGTACTTTCGTGGTGGTAGTAAAATAAAACCAACCGGAGAAATGAAAGAGTTTCAAGCTGAATATCAGAAACTAATGGAAAAATACACAATAACAAAACCAAAAGGAGTTTAAAAAATGGCAAAAGAACTAGATGTAGTATTTGAACCTTCAAACAGACCTGAGTTTATACCAACAGAAGAAGGTAAATATCCAGCTCATATTGTTTCTTTAACAACTAAAGAAGTAAATACTAGAGCAGGAGAAGCAATTATAGTTAATATGTGTTATCAATTAGCAGATGAATCTGCTGATGAGACTCAATTACTATGGGAAATGGATGGATATAAATACAGATTAGATGTGAATGGTAATAGAATACCTATCGCAGATGAAACTGGAGTACAAGAAGAAATAAAGTGCAGCCATCTTCCGGGTAAAAAATACTATGACAATGGTTTCTTTATCTTTACTGATACATCTTCAGCAAACAAAAATAGTAGATACTTTAAATTATTAGAGGGTCTTGGTATTGAGTTAGAAGAGTCAGATGGTAAAAAGAAACTAGTGCTAATAGAAGAAGAAGATGTTATTGGTAAACCTGTTATTATAGACTTAGAGACACATAGTTATATAACAAGAGATACTAAAGATCTTCCATTAGATCAACAAGAGAAAAGAACTACTCTTAAAGCAAAAGAAATTGTTTTATGGGAAGGTGGAGAAGAATTATCTCAAGATGAAGTAGATGATGACGTTCCATTCTAACTTTTCTAATTAAGTAGTTTGTCGAGAGAGAATACTTGTATTTATATATAATAAATCAGTAATTTAGAGACGAGGGTGGTGTTAATATTATCTTCAATGTCCTGTCTCTTCTCTCTCGGCATCACCCTCACCCTCTGGAGAGACAAATGAAAAAAACACGAACACAAACTAAACAACCAGCAATAGCTTTTGATAGTAAAAATGAAGCTTTGTTAATGCTAATGGCACTAAGAATGTATAAAGGATCAGACCATTTTAATGGTATTGATAATCTTATAGATGAATTAGAAAAAATAGTAGATATGTTTTACAAAGGAGAAGACGATGAAAATGGCAACAAAACTGAAGAAAAAAAAAGAAATGGCGGACAAACTTGCGAAACTTGCTCTGATTAATAAACCTATTATAGAATGTAGCGATGGATATACTTTTATAAAAGATATAGAAATAGGAGAATTAATTAGAACTCAATCGGATACTCAAGCAGTAATATTAAATCATACAAAAGTATCAACATCTGTTCTAGTAACTAAAGTTAATCAAGTGAATAAAGAAGATAGACCTTTCTATTTAGGAAAACATAGATGGGGATGCACAACAGAAGTTAAAGTAATATAAGGAGAATATATGAATTGGTTAATAAATAAAGTTCATGACCCTAATTTATTTGAGTCTGATAGATGTAATACTGATGCGAGAAGAGCAGACAAAAAAATAAAGTTTTGTAGTTCTTGCAAAAGATGTTGGGAGTACGATAAAGCTAGTATGAGAAATCTAAAACAAAAAAGAAGAGGATCTTTTGTAGTAAAGCATTATCAAAGTTTTCCAACTTACGGAAAAAAGAGAGAGAAATGTGAAGATTGTAAAGGTAACAATGAATAAGTGTCCTGCGTGTGGATACCAATCAAAGTCTAGTAGAAATATTAGCTTAGATATAAGAGACTTACTAAAAGTAAGGAACAGAAGAACAAGAGAGCAAATAACTAGAATTGCTAAACTAATAATAAATAATGTTCCTTCAGATAGTAGATATGAATTTCACAAGTTTCTTTATGGTATTAAAGAATGCAGAGATCAATTAATAGATTATGGTATAGAGACTTTTTATACTTCAAGAAGTTTTGAGCATGGTAAAGGATTCGCTTATCTTAGAACAGTAATATCTAATTCAGATAAAAATCACGATACTATAGTAGAAAACGAAAGAAAAAGATTAGGATCTACACCACCAATAATAAAATAAATTAAACTCCCCTAAAATAATTGATTTAATAAAAAAAATCGATGACAAATGGTTGGCGCTATGTTAGGGGAGTTTATAAACTAAAATAGGAGAGAAAAATGATGGTTATATTAACATTAGCAGAGTGGATAGGAAGTATGTTTTTACTTAGCATATCAGTATTATTAATAGGTCTTGGTATGATATTAATGGTAGTAGCGGTAGATATGTTTAGAGAAAAACTAGAAGAAATGTCAAATAAAAACAAAGGAGAGTAATATGTTACAGGACGCAATGTTTTCAGTAAAAGAAGTACCAGCAGTTGGTTATCCATTAGATGACAAACAAGATGTTACGTTACTTGATAAAACTGGATATAAATTCATAGTAAGAGAAGATAATAATAAAGTTCTTAGTTGTATGACAAATAGTTACAAACTTGTAAAGAATGAAACTATTATGAATATAGCAGAACCACTTATTAAGAAATTAGGAGGTGAACCTAAAGAAGTTAATGTCTTGAATGGTGGTGCAAAAACACAATTTAGTTGGCACTTTCCAAAACAAGTTGTTAAAATGTCTAAAGCAGATGAGATGACTCCTGAAATTAACATTATGAATAGTTATAATGGAACTGTTGGTTTAAATATACTAGGTGGTGCGTTTAGATTGATATGTCTAAATGGCATGGTAGTAGGAATTGTTGCAAGTAAATACAAAAACAAACATATTAAATCTAATATTTCTCTTAATGATATTAGTAATGTTATTGAAGAAACTGTTGATAAAACAAAACTTGTATTTAAAGAAGAGTTTCCGATACTTGCAGAAACAAAGTTCCAAGAAAATCATTTAATTGAAATGATGAAAATGTTTCCAGATTATGCAAATACTTTGGTTACTGATAAAATTATCATTGAAAAACCTAGAACTTTTTGGGATTTATTAAATGTAGGTACTAATGTATTAACACATCATATGAATAGAAATCTAGATTCTACTCATGGATTAGAACAGAGATTGTATCCTAAGATTAAGAAGTTAGCATACAAAGAGGCTAAAGTTGCCATCTCTTGATTGGTACGATTGCCCTATTGTAATACCTTATTATGGTGGGAAGTATATGTTGAGCAAACAATTTGTTCCTCTTATACCTCCTCACCATAGGTATTTTGAAGTATTCTCTGGTGGGTTATCTATGTTTTTTAGAAAAGAAAAAGCAAAATGGAATGTTTTAAATGACAAAGATAATAACATAGTTAATTTATATAATTGTATAATGTATGATTTAGATAAATTAGTTTATTACTTAGATTGGTTGCCTAAGTCTAGAGAATTGTTTGATGGGTTTCGTACAGAAATAAAAGAAAAGCAACACATAGAAATACCAGATCCTTTAAGGGCTGCTAAATACTTTTATTGTATAAGACATAGTTTTAATAAATTAATTCACACACCTATGTCAATGGTAAAAGATTGGAATAAAAATTGGATGAAAGAGTTTGAGTATTCAAGAAAAAAGATAGGAGGTTCAACGATAGAAAACTTAGACTTTGGAGATCTTATAGATAGGTATAAACCAAAAGAAAACGATTTTTGGTATCTCGATCCGCCTTATTTCATAGCAACAGATAAAGGAGACTATTATCAACATAATTTTAATGCTGAAGACCATATCAGATTAAAAGAAAAAGTTGATAAAATACATAATAATGGTGGTAAATTTATGGTATCCTACGACTACAGAGAAGAGGTCTTTGATTTGTATAAAGAGTATGACGTAAGAACTATTACTTTAAAATATCAAGGAGCTACGGACGAAAATAGAAATAAAGAGAGAAAAGAATACTTAATAATAAACTACGAACCTAGTGATCAAATGGGTTTGTTTTAAAGGAGATAATATGAAAGAAATAGACGAAGGTGTTGCTTCATTAAAAGTAATGCCATGTAATATAGAAGCAGAACATGGAATATTAGGTTGTATACTCGTTGGAAAAGACATAGAAATGGAAATTGCTATGGCTTGGATAAGAAATGATGATGCTTTTTATTCTAAAGATGCATTAAATACGTTCAAAGCAATGAAAGAGTTATATAAGAATAAAGTACCAATTGATGTTATAACTGTTGGTGATAAAATGTTTGAATCGACAGGAGAAAAAGATACTATTTATTTACTTGATCTTCAAGAATCTATTGTAAGTAAAAGCAAAGTAGAACATTATGCTAAAATAGTTTGGGAAAAGTATATTCAAAGAGAGACTGCTAAGTCTGCTCAAGATTTACTTAATGCTAGTTTTAAGAACTATAAAGACGTTGGTAGCATTCTAGAAAAACACAATAGATTAATCAATGAATTACGCAACATACAACCTTCTAAAATAAAAGATATATCCGATGTTGTAGATGAAGCTAAAATAGCAGTAAAGGAAGAGACTAATTTAATTAATTTTGGTCTTGGAAACTTAGATAGCTTTGCAGGTGGAATGACTCGTAAAGAATTAACAGTTCTTGGAGGAAGACCAGGCCATGGTAAAACTACTCTAATGTTAAATATTGTTAGAGGTTTAATCGAACAAGGTTATAGTGTAATGTTATTTAATCGTGAGATGAGTAATGTAGAAACTATGAAAAAGTTATTTGTAATGGAATCACAAGACCTTACTTATTCGATGATTAGAGCAGGTATAACAGATGAAAAGAAACAAATAGCATTAGAAAGTGTATCTGAATATGTAAGAGAGAAATACAAAGACTTAATCGCATATGATGATATAAGAACTCTAGATGATTCTATTAGGGAAATAACAAAACATAAACCAGACATTGTTATTGATGATTACATTCAACTAATCGAAAGTGGATTGAAAAATAAAGATAGACGCTTTGAAATAGAAAAGATTGTTAATGATTACAAATGGATATGTAAACAAGAGAATTGTTCTGGATTGCTAGTATCTCAATTGAATCGTGATATTGAAAAACGATTTGATCCTAGACCTAGAATGAGTGATTATGCTGAATCAGGTGTAATTGAACAAGCTGCTGAAGCTGCGATGTTTGTATTTTATGGACACAATTTTGATAGTGAAAAGTACAATCAATTCAAAAGTGAAGTTATTGTTGCTAAAAGTCGATATGGTAAAATAGGTACTTACCCTATGGGTTTCAATGGTAATAAATGCAAGTTCTATAACGACCACAAAGAAGCAGAAAAAGATACTCTTGGTAGATAATAATAAAAGCTGTAGGGGGTGTTACTACGAAGTCAAAAATCAATGTTATTGGTTTAAAGAAATCGAAAATACATCCCCGAAAGCAATACCTAAGAAGATTTTAAACAAAGGTTGTAGCAAATATTACAATACTAATTTAAAAAAGGTAGTATTCCCTATCGTAAATAAAGTAATTAAATTATTTAAAGGTGAAATACTAAGCGATAAATACAAAATTAGAAAACAATATTACAAACCTTATAGAAAAAAGTCTTATAAAAGTTCTCATAATTATACACATAGAAAGGATGCACAATGAATATAACAGTAATTGGAATAGATCCCGGAGCTAGTGGAGCATTAAGCTATACTAATTCAAAAGAAATAAATGTAAGATCTCAAAAATGTCACGAATTAATAGTCCGTAGAGATATAGGTTTAAATATAGCAAGATCATCTTATAATCAAAAAAAAATAATAGCATACATAGAAAAAGTACATGCTATGCCTCATGATGGAAGAAGTTCTTTGTTTAAGTTTGGAGTAAACTACGGAGTTTGGATGGGTTTATTGCATTCAAAAATAGGACATACATCTAGAGACTTAAAACAAATAGTAGAAGTATCTCCACAAAAATGGATGAAGTTTTGGGAGAATAAAATAGGAGAGAAACTTCCTAAAGTTAAAAAAGATAGGAAGAATAAATTAAAAGAAATAGCAAGTAATTACACATCTGAAAAAGTTACATTGTGGAATGCTGATGCTATATTAATAACAATGTACGGAATGTACACAGAACAAGGAGAAGAGTAATGATAGATAGTACAATTAAATCCTATGTAAAAGTAATGGGTAAAGTAAATAAAAATATGGAATTAGCAATAGAAAAAAACGACTACACTTTTTTACTTAAAATGGCTAGTGCATTAAAAGAAACAACAGAAAAGTTAGAATCATTATTAGAACAAGAACTAAGCGATAGATTTACAGCATAATCTCCTTTGCTGACTAGGAGTAAGGAGGCAGACTACTAACGTTTGCCTTCTTTCTCTAAATATAATAAAGAATTTCTTAAAGATAATGGAAGATTTTTATATCTTTTTTTAGATTTCTTTTTCTTTTTTATTTTATCAAAGTATTGTGGATAGTTTTTTTCTATAAAAGGAGATATGTCTCTAATTAAAGTCCTTTGATCTTCTCCTGTTTTTGGATCTTTTCCTTTTGGGTAAGCAGTAAATACTTCCTGCATAATAGCATCTGGTAAATGTCCTCTACTATACATAGGTATATATCTATCAACAGTCCTACCTAACATTTGATTTATCATTTTTAATTGTTGCATTGATATATCCATATTACTATCACTTGTAGATTCACCAATTGAGAAAGCTAGGTTATCTAGGTACTCATTATCAGCATTTAATAACTCTGTCATTACACCTATATCTAATATAGTTCCAACAGTAGGGCCAAGCTTAGAAGTAATAATGCCTTTTCCAAAGAATTGTTTGTTTATTTTTTCACGATCTTCTTCATTGTCAAGATCTGAAAATAATATCATAGATAGATCATCTAGGATTTCTTTTCCTGTATGCTCTACTAAAGTTTGATTATACCCACTAATATAACTAATTAAAGCAGGTGCTAGAAAATAAGCAAACCCCATATTCATAAACTTATGAACACCCTTGGCATCTTTAAATGATTCAGCGTATTTTAAATCTGATTTTGCTTCTCTCATTACAGAGTAGTTTCTTTCTAAAAATTCCATTCCGTAATGTTGAAATTGAAATAAAAACTGACCTACACCTTCTTTCATTACTTTAGCCTTAGCGTATGATTCATAATCAAAATGATTTAATATAACCATATTCTTAGCATAAGCTTTTGCATATCTTTTTTTATTACTAGCAACAGTCCCTTTTAGTTCTCCACTTTCTATTCTCTTTTGAAGATACCTTTCAAATCTATCACTTTCGTCCATTACTTTATTAATCTGCCCAAATGCAATACTAGCTGTAAATTTTCTATTAGAATTTTCAACTGTTCTATGCATCCAAGAACTTTTTTGTGCAATTTTAGATAAACCAGAAGAAAATACTTTTAAACCTTTATATGCAAAACTCCCTTCATCTGAATAAATTATTTTTCCTTCTTCATTCATTCTTCTAATTTTAATTTCATTGGCACTTTTTACATTTATTCCAGATTCTATAGCAGCTTCTGAAGTATCCATATACAAGTTAGCATCTTTTAAAAATTCATCTAAATTAAATTCAAGAGCGTTTTGTTTTAAATATTTTCTTGATTGAATTATATTAGAACTTCCAAATGTTACAAAATTCATTAATACCTGAGTATAGTTTCTAGCTGCTGATCTAGGACTAAAACCTAATTTATTTATAAATTGATAAGAAAGAAGAGCTTTTTTAATTTCATTCATTGAACCTTTAACTGTTGCATCTCCATTCATAGAACCATATAAACTTTCAATTGTGTCTACTATTTTACCAGAGTATTGCGAATCTTTAGGTTCTCCATACATTTTTCTAGCAAGATCTAATGATTTAAGATGTGAATCAGTTAAGAAAGCATTTGTATTAAATTTATTTACCTGTTGAATATATGTACTAATAACATCTACAAAATTTCTGTTATAATCATAGTTAGTATTTTGAGTTCTAGCTTTAGCAAAAGAAGGTATTGCAACATTTAACTCATTAATTATATCGTCAATGTCTTTAGATTTATGCTTACCATCAATTTGAGAAGTTTCCATTTTATCAAAATATGGCATTAATTTGTCCATAAATTTTGCATTCAATTCATTAGTAAAATGAGGAAAGTATCCATCTTCTTTATACTTAGGCATTAATTTAGACTTTAGATTGTCTTTTAGTTCTTGTAGTTTTTCTATAGAATCAAAAGAACCTTGTTTGTTTTCTATTTTTTTAATAATAGTATCTATTTTTTTGTCTATACCCAATTTTAAAGTAGAATAAGACTTATTCATTAAGTCATTATATTTTGTTACTGCTCTTATTAAGTTTTCGTCAACGCCTACTTGTCGTAAATATTCTTTGTCTGAATCAACTTTTGGTGAAATTTTTACTAACAAATCGCCTGAATCATATCTCTTAACTCTATCAATCGCTTCTTTATCTCCATCATCTGCTAATTTTTTCTCATTTTCGTATTTTAACTTTATAGCAGCTGGCATAGTTTTTTCAATAATTTTAACAAAATCAACAAAAGATCTTACATTTCCATTACGTTCAAAGTCTTTTAATTCTTTTTCTGTCTTTAATCTTAATTCGTTATCTGTAGAGTCTAAAGCTTTTATATGTGCTAGTTGAAGCCTTCTATGTTCTTTTAATGCTTTATTAAATTTTCTATCAGTAAATGTTCCAAATTCAACACCTCCAGAAACTTTTATATCTTCTATAATGCTAAGAAATTCTGAGGTTGTTTGCTGTTCTCTTAATGAATTATTATTTACAATATCTCTTATTTCTTTTAAACTTTCAGCTAAAACAGGATCTTTTTTACCTAACATTGTTCCAGTTAAAAACTTCTCTGTTGCTTCCCATCCAGTTAAAGAACCTTTTTTTACTCTACCGACATATTCTTTTAAGTCAAGTTTAAATCTTTCAATACTTCCTGTACTTAAAAAGTTCCTAGTTTGATCTTTTCCTAATAAAGCAGCTGCTTCTATTGGGATATTAAATCTTGATTCAAACATTGATATAGCAGCTTGATAAGGAGCTCTAACATTATCTTGAGTTTCTTGATTATTAGCCCAATCCTCTATTCCATTTATTAACCTAGATGTTAATGGATTTTTTATAGTATTGCAATCTACAGGCAATCTGCTATCTCCTTTATAGTTCTAATAGTTTCATGCCCAGAATCTCCCGCTGGATTTTCTCTAACAGATCTATTTAATTCATTTTTCATCTCTCTCATTCCTTTCATCATACTTATTAACTTTTGATTAGTTTTAACTAATTTAGGTTTGAATTTAAAAAATTTATTATTTAAATATTTATCATCTTCTAACATATTACTAGGTTTTCCATCTTGTCCAATAACATCGTATACATTATCTTTACTTAATTTTCTAAATAATTCATCTAAAGACAACCTTTTTTCCATATATCTTAAAGGATTTACATAATCCGTTCTAGCAGAATACTCGTCAATATCATTTAATTTAGTAGTAAATTCAATAAAATCTTCATTAGTTTTATCTGTATACACTTCAACAAAATCTCTATATACTTCTATTGTAGATTTATTTATTGTAGATAATGGATCTGATGATAACATTTTAGCAGACCAACTAAAATCCATATTAGTATTTAATCTATTTTCTGTATTTTTATCAAAACCCATTAAAGGATAATTATCATAAGAAGGATCTGTTAAGTCCATTAATTCAACATCTTTAGTAAAGAATTTTCTATAATGTTCATTAGCATTAAGAATATCTATTAAATGTCCTTTGGATTCTGTTTGATAATCTTTCACCATAACACCTTCAAATGAATCAAATAACTTCTCATTTCCTTGAGCCATAGATGTTAGTAATTGAATACCATGAGAGTATCTTTTTGATTCTTTATAAGGAATAGCAATTGCTCTATTATTAAATACACCTATAGAAGTTCTGTCTCTAGTAGGCTCCATATAAGCATATAAAAAATTTATACCATGTTTGTTTATTTTATTTAATAAGAATTTTTGTCTTAATTCCCAAACGTTACTAATATCAGTTTTATGTTGTTGTATATAATCAAACATACGATTATCTGTTATTATTGTTCTCTTTCCATTTGGGATAATGTCATCTATTAATGTATTTCCACCTAAAACTTTTGCGTTAAAATCTTTTATTGATTGTAAGTCTTTACGAGCATCAGTGTCTACTCCTAAAGTTTCAGTCCAACTATCATAATCACTAAAATGTTTTTTCTTTAAAAAAGCATGTAAAGAATTAGAGTGAATAATAGATTTAACTAGATTGCTATCTTCAATAGGTATATATTTTTTATACTTTAAATTAAAAGGATTTATGTTTTTAATATTTTGTTTATATTTATTTTGAACATTTTCTTGCATTTTATTTATTACAAAATTCAATCCATCTATTTTATGTTTTTTCCATCTCCATCCATAAGAACTTTTTTCAATAAATTTCTTTTTATTAGACAATCTTTTAATAGTTGCTATATAAGAATTAAATTCTTTTGTGTCCTTAACAATCCCTTTACTGATTTTATCAATAGAAGAATCAATTATTTTTTCTTCTACATCTAAAATAAACTCTTCACTTTCTTTTTTATTTATTGATTCAAAGTTCCCATCATCATCTGAAGGCGTATTCAACATATTATTGAACCAATTATCTACTTCAACATATGTCTCTATATCAAGATTAGATTGTTTTTTATCTTCCATAAATTCGCTTTTAGCAATTGCTACAGCCATTCTATCTAAATAACCACCACCTTCTCCATCGTATATTTCTTTAATATTACTTTCAATAGGTTCAAATGCTCCACTTTCTGGGTTTAATAAACCTTTTAAATACTTTTTATCTTTACTAGATAATGGTTTCTTTTTATAAAATAATTGCCTTTCTAACCCTTTATATACATCTTTGTGAAAATCTCTAAATACTCTACTTCCATTATATAAATCGTAAAAAGTAGATTTTCTAGGAGAACCTTCCGTATAAGTTTGATCTCCAAATGCATTTAATAACTTATTTTGTTGATTTAAAAATTCTTTAATAATTAATTTGTCAGCATTGTTAAGTTCAGTTGATGTTTTATACTTGCCACTTTTTTCGTCTAATGTAAACTTTTGAAATATTCTAACTCTTTTGCCATCTGGAGTTTGACCATTTTTTATAATTTCATTTATATCTGTACTCGTTGCTTTTTTAGGAGAAATTGATTCTGAATTTTTTGGAAATAAGAATTTATCAGCCCAATTATAAATATCAGATGCTATGTTTTTATTTATTTTTCCTGATCCATCTAAAATATATTGAATTTCTAAACCAGCTCTTTGATAGTAAGCTAACGTTTGAGTGTCAACAGTTACAAATTGATTGTCTCCACTTTTATATAGCAATGAAGGGCCGATCTTTTCATTAGTTTCTGGATTAATTCTTATCTCATCTTCCCAAGCTTCTGATTGTGCATCATCAAACAAATATTCATTGCTCCCTAAATTTTGTAAATAATTTATTTTTCTAGGAGTTTTTTGAACAATACCAATACCTTGTTTATAAGATATTGAACTACCAATTTTTGATAAAATAGAAGACCTAGAATCTGAAGCTTCCATTTGGAAAGTAAATGTAGGAGAATTTTGTAATTCAGAGGGATCAATTCCTTGGACATAATAAGCTTGATTTCTTTTAATATAATCAAACATATAATCATCGTGAGCAAAAAAGTAATCTACTTTATCAGCATCATAATCACCTTCATAAACATTTGCAACATCAAAACTATTAATTTCTACACCCAACCCCTGACTTTCTTCTAAAAATCCCTTTAAACCTAATAATGTAATATCGTTTGGTCTTGTTCTTGGATTTCTTCTAGAGATTACACCTACTTCATATCTAGTTCCTGTTTCTTGAGATATTGCATTAATCATTTCATGAGCAGAACCTAAAGTACCATCAGATTTTATTTGATCTTCAAATGCATCTAAAACATCAATACTTTCTTTGCTTATTTCTGTAGATGCTTTAGCTTCATTAATAAATTCCGATACAGTTAAAACCTTTTCATTTTGTACTATTCTAATTTCTTTAGTCCCTAATTGAGATAATTTAGTATCTTTTTCTTTATGAGGTAACATTAATTGACCTCTAAGAATCATTTTATTTTGATCATTAAAAAGAGTTGGTAGTAATCTAGTTTTTTTACCTTCTCCCAAATGACTTTTACCAGAAACAACAAGAGGTGCTTGACCTCCATACCTAAAAGATACACCGGGGTCTTCATCGTAAACTCTATTTGTAATCGCTCTTCTATTAGAAAATATAGTATCTATGTATTCTTTTGCTAAATATTTTTGAACTTGATTTATACTATAATCTGTAGGGTCTGCAGAGTCTTTTAAATGCAAGTAATACATTAAATTACTTAAGTTTTGCAAAGAACCTTCTTGAGAGTCTTGAGGAATCTTACCTTCTTCCATTTTACTTCTCATAAAGGCATTCATTCTATATGGATCAGACATTATGTCTTTCATTGTTTTAAGATTAGCGTCTAATTCACCTTCTACTTCTGAAAATGCTTTTGAATGTTCATCTAAATTCATGTAATTATAATCAGCATCAGAAACACTAGCTGATAGTAAACTTGCATCTTTCTCAGGTCTCAAACCCAAAGCATCTATATCAATAGTTTTTATCAAAGAAGAATAAGACTCTTTATTTAAATCATCAAATCTTACATTTTTTATTGTAGACTCTTCACCATCTTTTTCATCGTATGCTTTTGCACCAGATTTAGTAAGTAAAATATCTACTGTTGGATTGTTTTTAAAGAACCCATCTAGAGCAGGAGAATAAACAAACAAAGTCTTACCATATAAAAGAGTTTTCCCTTCACCTTGGGATGAAATAACTGGTTTAATAGGGTTTGTAGAATTTGTATCGTGACCTAAATAAGAATGATATTCCATCATAGCATCTCTAGAAAGATAAGATATACTATCAAAAGCAGAAACCTTTGAATGAGCTGTACCTATTATATTGTTAAGATTATAATCTTTAAACTCTGGAAATTCTTCTTTTAAATCATTGATTAATTGAGACATTGATTCAGAAGAGTCATCATCCCAAACAACAACATTATGACCTTTTTTTCTTATTCTTTTATTAATTAATTTTACTACTTTATCTTCTTTACCTAGTAATTGTTCTCTAGCTTGTTTTATTGATTCTAAATAAGATTTAGTCGGTCTAACAAAATTCTTTGTAGTAACAAGTTTTATTCTTTTTACATATTTGTCTACTTGTTCAGGATTTGTTTCATTAAGAACTTTATAAAAAACATCATTTTCTTTACTCTTAAAAGCTACTTCAAATACTAAAAACCTAGTTGCTAATTCGACTTTGTCTTCTTTATATTTGTATATATCTTCAGCATTATCAAATGATTTTTTCAATTTGTTTAATACATTCCTTGTTTTTTTATCTACTTTGTCTACGTGCTCTTTGTGAAATCGATAAAAATCATCTACAATTTTTTGTTGATCTCTCGTATTAATAATAATACTATCCATTCCATCATAAACATCTAGTTTCTTTATACCTATATCATTTGGTTCAGGAGAAATAGGGTCAGAAGGATTTAAACTTTTACTATTTAAACTAGATGAAACCCTATCTCTTATTTTTTGTATTTGATTTACTAGGCTTAATGGAATGTTTTGAGTTTGAAGAATATTATATGTTTTTTCTACTAAGTTTCCATTTTGATTAAATTCTGTATATACAATAGTATTATCAAATATTCCATAATCTAAATCTAAAGACTCAAAGTAAGAATGAACAGGATTCCTTTGCATAATTTCTTTATTTTCATCAATTGATAACTCGTTATTTCTAATGCTCATTTTTCTAACAGTAGAGATTCTATCTTTACTACCAAATGCTATTTGATTAATATCTGCAAGAACTTTTTCTTTTTGTTCGAGTTTTAAATTATTAAAATCTACATTTTCTTTTGTTGCTATTTGATCAGCAATTCTTTGTATAGAGTTTCTATTTATTACTCTTCCTTCATCACTATCTTCAAATATTAAACTATCAAATAAATTTTTCTTATCAATATTATCAGAATCTGCATGACTAACATAATTTATAGATCCATCATCTAGTGTTTGTTTTAATTTATATTTTGAAAAAAATTGATCAATACTTAATGAAGGGTTTTTAATTACATCACTAGAATCTTTTATATATTTTCTATTTATTTCCTTTCTTTCATCAATTCTTTGTTGAACTAATTCAGAAGGCATTCCTTTTCTATTTACAAATTGTTTTATTGTTTCAAATTTTTCTATAGTTAAATTGTCTTCTATTATATTTAAATCGCCATCTACATTTCTTTCAATAATATTTTGTTGCTTTAACATATTCAATATGTCTATTCTAGCTTGATCACCAAATTGAAGAATGTGTTCTTGCATTTGTTGTTTTATTGTAGTCAACTTTCTATTAGACATCATTTCAAATAATGTTTCTATTTTTATATTATCAGATGATCTATCTGTTGAATAAATATTATTTATTTTTTTCTCTAAAACATCTGCATCTTCAGGATTTAATCGGACAACATCAGAAACTATATTAACAACTTTAGTTTTCTTTAAATTACTTAATATCGTATTATACCTATTTTCTAATTCTAAATTACTAGGTATAGATACTTTCTTTAATTGAAAATTCCTTATTCCTTTATCGTCTAATACTCCCGGAATACTAAGATTTGGATCACCAGATTGTTGAATAATAAAATCTACATCAGAAGGATCAACAACAGAATTTTTTAATCTAATTTTATTTATATCATTTAAAACTAATTGATACATGAACTCTAAATTCTTTCTATTTAATAAGTCTACTTTTACTCCTAAACTACCTAATTGACCTTTTAGACTATTTACATTGCTTATTTCTACTTGTTGGTTATTCGGAGTTTCTGTTATTTCAAACTCTCCTAAAGCTTTTAGTATGCCATGTATTTTACCTAAATCAACTTTACTAGCATCATCTGATGTTTTTATAGAAGAATAATCGTTTATTATTTTATATGGTTCTCCAGTTTTTTTAACTAAGATACCAGCATTTTCAAATAAAGTTAATAGTTTTGAATCCATATTCTTTTCAGAAAGGACGCTCATTATTTTTTTTGTATTGTTGTTTCCCATATTTCTCATCATAGGAATAATGTAAGATTCTAGTTCTGTAAATTTAAAACTAGACCTACCATCTTTATTAGATACAGATTCGTCAATACTATTTTCAGATTTTCTTATAATATCATATATTGTTTTTAAATTAGAAGCGTTATCAATTTTATTAACACTTTGAGAAGTATCAAAAGAAGTCCTACCTAAACCTTCAGTAACAGCTATAACAGTTTCAATACTTCTTACAGCGTCTAATAATTCTTCTTCAGCTTCAGATCCTTTTTTATCAGATAACCATTCTGAAAATTCTCCATTACGAGCTCTTTCAAGAAGCTCATTACTAATTTTTAAATTAGCAGGAATTGTAATACCTTGATTATTTTCTTTAATAGAGAAATTTGGATCATCTAAATTAGCAGAATTAAGATCTTTTAATACGCTTACAAGAGATTCTTCCATACCCGATGTTGCTTCACCTACCCTATCTTGTAAAGCTTTATCAAAATCTTCAGCAGTCTTTAAACCTTGAGAATCTAATAATTTAATAATTTTAGATGCTTGTTTATCTGTTATTTGATTTAATGTCTTTACATGGTTGAAGTCTTCATCCATTAATCCTTTTAATATATTCATTCTACCGCCATAAGGATCAATTGGTTGTCCTGAATCAAGATCTAAAAATGTTCTTTCATTTTCTGCCATTGAATCATTTGTAATACTATCATCTTCATCGCTAACAATTCTTTCATCTTCTAATAATTTTGCTAATTCAGGATTATCCCTTAGTAGACCTACTCCAAATCTTTCATTCCCACCTGATAAACTAGAAGCAAAAAATGTATTACTAGACTCTACGCCTAAAGCATCTAGTCCTTCTCTTAATTTTTGTATTTTAGTGTCAATATCTACTTTACCGAAATTACCTCTTCTCATGGTGAATCCACCAATAACAAAATTAGATATATAGTCTGTAGGGTCAAACTCAAATTGATCTCCTGCTTCTATATAATTTTGGAAACCTTGAGTTCCAGACATAATAGCACCAGTCATCATCATTCTAGGAAATAAAACTTTATAATTTTCAAAACCTTCTTTTACAGACTCTCTTATTATATCCTTACCATATTGTTTTCTTTCAGACATTAACCAATCAATAGCTTTTTTCTCTGCATCATCTCCAAATTCTCTTCTAAGTTCTTTTTCAAGTGATTTTTTAGTTAGTTTTTCATTACCTTTATTAAACTTCATTAAGTCTATGTAGCTTTTTTCACCATCTTTAGTAAAATTTAATCTAGTAGATCTTAAATTATATTTATTTTGTTCTGCCATATGAGTTAATTGGCCAGTTAAATACGTTAAACTTTTATCTTTATATGTATTCTTACCTAAAATAGATCTAACTCCTTGACCAAAATCAACTTTAGATTTTAACATTTTTCCCACAGGTTTGAAATAGGAAGCTCCTACGTTTACCGCAGTTCCAGCTGCAAAACCAAAAGCTACTTCTCTCATTACTCCACCCATACCAAATCCAAAATTAATCGAATCTTGTTCATCTCTTAATATTCTTTGACCTTGTTGAGTAATACTCATTGCTCCGTCAGCAATTGAAAAAACAAATGCATCTTCAAGAAATTCACCCATGAATCTTCCTTTCATCCCTGTACCGAATTTAGCAAAAGCTAAACTTTGAAGAGTATGAACAGGAACACCTTTATTAGCAACCACATTAGCCATTTTTCTCATTGCATCAACTTGAGCTGAATTAATTTGACCAGACTTTTGCAATTGGACTATCCTAGCATTTATATTTGTAGCAAAACTTTTTTCAAATGTTTTACTTGCTTTTGCAGTTTTTAAACCTGTCGACTTCATTGTCTTAGAAAGAACATTAGAAAATTTTTCTGTAATTTCTTTTTGTGCTTTTTTAGATAAAGGTTTTCCTCCTTTTATAGCTGCTGATTTTGCTATAGTACTAACAGCTGATTTAACTGTTTCTTTACCAAATAATTTAGCAGCTCCAAGAGTAGCAGCTCCACCAAGAAGACGAGTTGTTAATCTGACTGGAAGGCCTGTTAAATAACCGGCTCCCATACCTACTCCACCAGCAACTTTAGCAAAAAGATCTTCTTCTTGGTATTCCCTAACTGTTTCTTGTATTCCTAAATCAACATCCCCAAATCTTTTTAAACTAGCTTCAGCTAATCCGGGAGCTCCAATTGCAAAAGATTCTCCATATTCGTACAGACCAGCAGCCGCACCTTTATATAAAGATTGACCTAAGTTTTTTAGAACTCCAAGATTTTGATCTGGATTAGTTTGAGAGGAGGAAGAAGATTCTTGTAAAGATTTTAATCTTTCTTGTTGTTTTTTTCTTTGTAAATCAAATTTTTGTCTATCAGTAAGTTGTTCTTGATTATTAGTTTGATTTATTTGATATACATTTAAAGATTGAGATGGGTTATTTAAATTTTCTCTTTTTTGTCTTTCTAACTCTAAAGCTACTTTCCTAATAGATTCACTTATTGGCATATTTTATAATCCTAATTCTTCTCTTGTGTAATTTTTTCCAGTTTCAGGATTTAACATTCCCAACATTGATTCAAATGTTTCTGGGGAAATATATTGATCAACGCCTTCTACATTATCTTGAATAAAATCAAGAGTTGTTCGTAATTTTTTATTTATTTTTTTTTCAACATTTCTTTCAATCGCTTGATTAAGGTCTATCATGTTTTCTTGTTTGTCATAAAAATCTATATTAGATATAGTTTTATCAATTTTATCTTTTATATCAAAATACTGAACTTTTTTTGTTATATCGTAATTAAAATAATCATTAGGTAAATTATTTAAACTTCTTAAAGTTTTAGAATATTTTGGTTCACCAACAGTAGAAGTTTTTATATCGTATATTAATGAATTTATTAATTCTGTACTATTTGGTTGTTTAATAAAATTTTGTATTTCACTTTTTTCTTCTATATCTTTTTTATGAAAACTTACCATTGAACTATTTATATCTGTTACATCTTCATCCCATACATTAACTAAATAATTTATAACACCTGAAGGTATTATGTTAGCAGATACTATTTCTTTCATTTGTTGTTGTTGTTCTTTTATTTGCATTTTATCTAATGCTAAGAATACTTTATCTACTTCTTCGTCTGTTTGTTTATTCTTTGCATTTTCTAAAGCTATTTTATTAATTTCATAACTTGTTTTTTCTATTTCATCTTTTCTTTTTATTCTTTCAGGATCAAATCTATACTCTCTTTCAAGATCTCTTAATTCATTTGCATCTTTAGCAGCTTCTTTTGCAATGCTCATTCTTTGTATTTGTTCTTCTCTAGCATATTTTTGCTGTTGTAATCTATTTCCCATATCCAATAAGCTTAAAGACCTATCAATCTTTTGTTGTTCTCTTGCTTGTGAGTATCTTAATATACTATTTAATGAATCTAAAGCTTTAGACATTATCCGAATATCCCAAAATATTTAGTTTTTGATTGTTGTTGAGCAAGTTTCTTTTGTTGCTCTAATTGTTGTCTTTGTGAGTCCATTTCAAATTTTTGTTGTTCATAACCAGATAAAATATCACTTAAGTTTTTACTTAAAGAAATATCAACTTCTTCTATTTTTTCTTGATACATTTTTCTAGCTTCTTTTTTCATATCGGTATTCATACTAATATTAGCAAAACCAGATGCACCTGATATATTTTCTTGTTTAGATCTTATCTGTCCTAATGTCTTAGCACCTTGCTCTCCAATAGAACCAACAACTCTTTCAGACTCTAATGTAGGTAAAGATAAACTACTACCTAATGAATCTTTTAAAGCTTGTTCAGCTTTGCCTAATGAACTTAAAGAATCATCTAGAAACCCCATTTGAGTTTTTCCTTGTTCCCTAGCAGCTCTTGTATTTCCATAAGATTGAGCAGTACCAGTAGCGAAACTAGCAACAGCTAAAGCAGCCATTAATGGTGGAAACTTTTCTTCTAATCCAGTTTTAGGATTAATAGTTCCTGATCCAACCATATCTACTATCTGTTCTCCTAGTATTCCATAATCGTCTATTAATTTTTTTTCTTCTTTACTAACATGCCATAAACTTCCTTTAGAAGTTTTTGCTATTTTAGTATCTCCAAATCTTCCTTGTTTAGCTAGTTTTTTATTCATGTTAACCTTTTTTTGCTAAACCAGTTTGTTGAATAACATAATTCATATTATTTTTATTAGGGTTATTTATTAATTCATATTCTTTAAAATCTTGATTTTCAAACATTTTATTTTCATCTAAAAAATCATCCAAAGAAGGGTTTGAATCAGGATTAATATAAGGAGTGGGATCTAACATTTCTTTAATTGCATTACTTGTTTTTGGATACTCTTTAAGAAATTCTTTCCCATCTTTATATTTAGTTTTTTGAGGTATATTAATTTCTAAGTCACTAGTAGTTTTATTTTTAGGTTCTTCTAAATTTAAATCTTCAATTAAAGTATCATTAGTAATAGAATTAGACATTAATAAAGAAGCTTCTCTTTTAGACTTTATTTCACTTCCTAAAGCAGCTACATCATATTTACTTCCTAAACTTTTATCTCCTAAATAGTATTGGTCTCCCTGTAAATAACTAGATAAAGAACCTTTCTTTTTAAATACATCAATTAAAGAAGGCTTTTTTTCAATTCTCATTTCTTGAGTATCTTTTAATGACCCTTCAAATTCTTTTATATTAGATTTTAATTCATTTCTTTGTTCTAAACTAGAAGCTAATGTACTTCCTAAATCTATAGCAGAATAGGCAAGATCGTATTTTGATTCTCTTTCTTTTGATTTTAAATCAAATAATTTATTTGAAAAATCAGATTCCTGTAAACTACTTCTAACATCAGCTAAATTTTTTGAAAATTCTCTTTGAGACGATCCCTTAGATCTAATTGCTGATTTTATTTTTTTTGATGTGGCCATAAAAATTATATACTTTTACTATTTAATTTAAGATTGCTGTTGTTATTATACAACATTTAAAAATCACTTGCACTTTGTATTTTTAATGCAGATGCTCTAGTTATTGCATCGCTTCCACTATTATTTGTCCATACAATACCAGAGCTAGATGTCCAAGTTAAAGTACCAGAACCTCCACCACTATCTAAACTTTCCACTTCTTTATGTTCAATATAATAAGTATCACTGCTTGTTGTTCCTAAAAAACAATACCATATTTGTAAATTTGGATTATTGCTACCATTATGCCAATAAATAGTAACTTTCCAAACTGTTCCTATTTGATTATCATCATTATCACTATCTACAATTGTCAATGTACTTCCATTTGTAATTGTACCAGAAGCTTTATGAGTCATTGCCCTTACTAAATTATAAGTATCTATAGCTTCAAATCTTACATGCTCTTTTGTGGCATCTCCATCTGTATTTGTTCCTATATCTGTCGTTATTACTTTATCAGTAGCAGGTCTATATAAAGTAGAAGTTTCAAATATTCCATGTACTTTTACTCTTTCAGGAACTCCAATAGTTGCCGTAATAGAATTAGTTCCTCCTCCTAAATCAATAGATGAAGTTGCTCTTATTTGAACATTAGATTTGTCACTATTATTAGCATCTTCCCCTCTTATTAATACTCCATCTTCACTTCTTATATCTACTCCAATTCCACCACCCTTAGAAGCTCTATTATCACATTCAATTAATATACTATTTTGAGAAGAAGCTGTTCCTTGAGAGTCTACTTTTAAATGTATTCCTCTAAATGCAGATGTATCATTATTTGTATTTTTTATTAATATTGTTTTATCTGTATCTGCACCAGATGTTTCAATAGTTATATCTCCTACTGATGTTAAATCAAATGCACCTGAATTATCCCAATCTGTAACTGATGTATTCCAATCGCAAGTTCCAGCTATTAATAATTTATATTGACCAGATCCAGTTGTGCGAAAATCAACATCATTAGATCCAGTTACAAAAAAAACCCCATCAGTAGTATTAATACTTACTCTATCTAAAGTAGTATGCCCATCAACATCTAAATCTGTTACTGATCCTATATTTTGACTGCCCATATTTAAATTACCAGTCATTGCTCTAGTACCATCTACTAAAAGATATTGAGAATGATCGTCAGATAATAATCCAGATAAAGATGAATGTATACTAATAGAAGAACTTTCTTCAGATTTTTTAATTATACTTCTTTTGGGTGGCATAGTACCAGAAGAAGACATCGCAACCCAAGATCCATCTTGTTTAATATATTGAACAGTTCCAGACCCTTCTATTTTTCTATATGCTATATCACCTTCAAATCCATCACTTTCATCAGGTTTACCTCTACCTAATGTTGGTTGTTTAGATTTGTGATGTAAAAGTTTTCTTTCTTCCCTATTTAACATTTTTAATTCTATAAACTATTGTTATGTCATTTATTTGAAATGTAGGAGGAACAGATGAATCTGTTGTAAGTTGCAATGCAAAAGAATTTACATTGTTTGCTTCAGAAGATGTATTAGGTTTTAACTCTGCTGTTATCCATTTATTAGCATTTCCACTATCATAAACTAATTCATTGCTTGTAAAATTTGTACCATCAGCAAAAAGTAAATTATAATCTGTATGTCCGTTTGTATCGTATTTTACTAAAACATTAGTAGTACCACTAGATTTATATGTAATATAAACTTTATATATTTTTTTACGAACTGAAGGTTGTCCAAAATCAATATCTTTTGTTGTATAAACAAAATTATTTGAAGTTTTTGAATTTGGATTAAAAGTTGCTATTGTAGAATCATTATTAGTTATATAAAATAAATCTTGATCGGAATCAAGAGCAAAATTAGTCATTTTTGAATCTGATATTGTTATTTTACCTATACCTTTTGTCCAAGCTCTCAGTAATAAATCATATATTAAAATATCTGTATTTTCATTTTTAATTAATATTTGTCTTCTTTTTGGTATATAAGCTATATGAGCAGAAGACATATCTGTATCATCAGCAGAGCCATCTTCGCCATCTGTAATAAATGCCTCCCAATCAGATTCATTAATTAATTTAATATTATCTCTTTCTAATAAATTAACTACAGATTTACCATTAAATAAATAAACACCAAATTTGTTAAACCAAGTAATCCCATAATCAGTTTTAGTAACATGATAATCAAACTCACATCCTTTATTTCTATATACATCTTCTAAAAAATCTATATTTTCTGCTACGTTAATTATGTATAAACTTTTTTGTTTAAATTGTAATATTCTATCTGCAAAAGCTTCTAGTTTAACTATACTTTCTCCATCTCTTATTGCAACATCAACAACTCCCATATCACTAGGGAATGTATCAAATTTATTAACTCTACTTTTTATCATCCTATCTGAGTGAAGTTTTGAATCTTTTTTAATATTACCTACATAACATCTTCTACCATGAACAACAGCTGTTTTATATTTACATTCTAAACTTTTTACTTGAGTATTAAAACCATTTATATTTTTAAATGTATCTACTATGTTAGCAGAATCAGGAGTTATATTTTTTATTAAACTAGCTTTTGATAATATACCTGAACTATGATTACTATTAATCATATCATAATCAATAGTATCTGATTCAGGAAACCACTTAAATCCTTTATCTATAAAATCTACTTCTCCTATTAAGAAATAATTATCGTTTTCTTTTGTTGTATAATATATTCTAGACCCAATTATTCTTTTAGAAAGTGAATAAGTGCTATTATCATTATTGAAAGGAAGTGTATATATATCAAAATTAAAAAGAACAGATCCGCCTACTATATTAATTTTATTAAATTCAAATGCTCCACTATCTACATCATCAAATTTAAAAGGTAAGGATTCTTGTTTTTCTTCATCGTATAAATAAGTATAATGAAATTCATATTCCCCAGAAGGAAAACCCTCTAATCCCGGATTTTTTGCTTTAATAGGGGTTGACCAATAAACGTCTGGAGCATCTGTACTAGAATTTCCCGTTCCATAAGAACCTCCCCATTTTTGTTGCGCAGTTAAAGAAAAACTTTTAATAGATTCTTCAAAATCAAGATCAGATGTAGAAAAGTTAGATCTATTTGCAACAAGAATATTCCAAGAATTACTTATTAAATCGGAAGAATAAAATTTCCAAAGAGCATTATTACTAGAATTGTCACTAGCGTTTAATGAAATAAAGTCTAATTCTTCTAATTCTGAAGAAGAAATATAAACGCAAAAAATAAAAGATTCATCATCTCCTAATTCTGTTATTAATTCAGTTCCACTATCATTATGATTTAATGTCATAATATGTTTGGTTTTATTAGAATCACCAGTTGCTAAAATGACATTATTTCCTAAAACTGGATATATAGTTGATTCAGCAGGTTCAGACAATGAACAATCAAAAGGAGACGATGAGTTTCTAGACCAAGCAGTTACATCGTTTTCAAATACTTCATTATGTTGAATCCCTACTCTTAGATTAACGGACGAATGAACAATAGGTTCTCTTGTCCCACTTCCATCTGCTATATTCCCATCATACTCAGAATTAGACGAATTTATTGTATCTCCATCAGATCCAACTTCAGGATCAGATATTAAACATTTTCCAGACGAAGGTTTTTGTATAGATTGATTTTCAGAAATAAAATTGTTAATAAGCCCAGAAGAGGAATTTAAACTTTTAAATAAAGTTCTATTTACATATCCATACCAAGCTCCAGAAACAATAAGATCTCCATCTCCAATTCTTAATACTCCATCTGAAGAATAAAACACAGGATTGCTTGTGTCTAAAGATATTTCTGCTGTATTCCATGCCCCACTATCTTTTACATCAAAACTATTTCCTCCATCATCATAAACAAAAATTAAAGATTCGTTAGATGAAGAATTATCGCTAACTTTATTATCAGAATCCATAACAAATAAACCTTTGTTATTTAATAATGATATTGTATTAGACGTTGAAGCAGTTGATACTCCACCAAGAAGTTCAATTTTCCCAATATTTTTTATTTTAACATCTTTTATATCGGGAGATTGGATTTCAGAAATGTCTCTAGGGTCTGCATTTGTATTTAGTCCACCATGAAACCCTTCTATCTTAAAGGTTTGTTTAGGCATTCGATTCTTCGTACTCTATATCTTCTATAATATATTGTTGAGCATTCTCTGGTAATTCGCATAAACTGCAATCACTTTCAGAAAAATCTATTTCGGAATTAGAATCATGGTCAAAGACATCTAATCTTAAACCACCTTCTTTGCTTTCTAACCTTTCAAAGTTATTGTCTATTCGTAGGTCTTCTTGGTATTGTTCCGATAAGGGACGAGCCTGTTCAATATATCTTTCCTTTTTTTGCATCCTCCACACTCCTTTATTTTACCACGACTAACAGTTTGTATGATTTTACCAACTGTGTCGCCTAATCCTTTATCGTTACCAAATAAGTCTACTTTAATCTTTTTAGACATTAATAAGACTTCGTCATCCTAGATGGCATAGATCCACCTTTCTTCATTTTCTTACCCATTTTTTTAGAACCATAACTCATGCAATCTTGCATACTCTTATATCCTAACTTTTTCCAATCTACACTACATTTTGCTTTACCCGGCATAATTTACCCCTTTTTTCTTTTTTGTGTTCTATCAAGTATACTATCTCTTGATTTGTAACCTTGTTGCCTTGTTGTTTTACTTCTAATAGAATGCATAACTTTACATTGTCTTCTATCGCCATTTGTTTTAGCTTTTTTCATACACTCTATTAATCTTTCTGATGCACTACCTTTTGATTTTTTCATATTATATTTCCTTCTTGTTCCTCCAGTTTTAAGAACTTTTCCTCTACCTGTGTCTGGAGATGATACATCAGATAATCCAAATACGTCAGCCATTATTTCCAACTAATTCTTTTAGTGCTTGTTTTCTTTTTCATTGCAGAAGTACATTGAGACATTGTAGGTCTACAAGCTGGGTATCCTTTTCGTTTTTCACCTTTACGTCTACCACAAGGTTTTCCTGTTTTACAATCTACCCAACCTTTACCTTGATTGCGAGAAAACCATTTCTTTAATCCTTCTTTTGCCATTACTTCTTTTTCTTTTTACTTGAGTTACCCCAATTAGCAGCTCCAACTTTACGACATTTAACTAATGCCCCTGAAGCATATGCTGATGGCCAGACTTTATATCTAGCTTTTACTTTATGATAACAAGCATCTTTTTTAGACATTTAACATTTCCACCTTCTCCTAGCTGCGCAGATTCTTTTCTTAGGTGTTTTTTTGCAACTTATTCCATGCATTTTCATTTGACCCGCTGATCTACTACAATAAGATTTTCTTCTTTCAGCATCTTTACTTCCCGGCTTTACTTTACCAGTTACTGCTGTTTTTAATTTAGAACCCGGATTCTTTTTTCTATATTCAGCAACACCAGCAGCTGTCATTCCAGCCCCTGATTCAGTAGAACGAAAATTCTTTTTATTCTTTGCTGGCATTTTACCTTTAGACATTTTACATCCCTTTTGGTTTAGTAGAAAGAGTTCCTTTTTTCATTCTATTTAATCTATATCTAGTAAACTCTTGTGGGGACATAGAAGATTCTTTTGATTGTTTTTTCTTTTTAACTTTATCTATGCACTTATCTGCACTTGCATCGTATGATTTGCCTTGAAGTCTACACTTAGCAGATGATAACATTTTTTTTATTGGTTTAGCCATTTTATAATCCCATTCTTACTAATACTTTTTCTAATTTACTTCTTAAATCAGTTATTTCTGAGTAAAGAAATTTAATATGTTTATCTGAATTAGAACTTTTTGATTTAGAATTTAAAACTACTTTTTTATCGCCTACTTTAATTTCTTTTTTATTAGCCATTTTATTTGCCTTTAATCATTCCAACTACTAACGATTGAATTACTTCTACTAATTCTTTAAACATCTTACCTTCTTTTTCTTCACTAACAAAAGGTATGTTTATTTTATCATTTAAAAGCTTTGAAAGTTTATCTGAAAAATCATCTGAAGCAATATGCCCAACTGCTTGGTCTTGCATTTTATCAGCTTGCTCTTCTGCTAATTTTACTAACATTGATTTAATGTCCATTACGACTCCTTTGTTTTTTTAATTTTATAATATAAATATATAATATTCATTATTCCAATTATAATACCTAATACATATGGAAGTAAATCCATAAATAACATTGCTCCACTTCCAACACTCCCAAGAGAAACTTTTAAACTATCCATTAGTTTACACTATCCGATTGATCTTTTGAACCTTGACCGTTATTAAACCAAGATATTTGTTGAATTTCATCTTTTTGTTGTTCTTTTATTTGATTATTAATAACAATAGAATATAATAAATCTAAATGTTTTATTAAAGAACTAACAGCTGGTATTTCTACAACTACTTTTTTTTCTTTTGTTTTGTCTTGTTGTATATTGTATATATCTGCTAATTTCATTATCTACCACCATTCCCATTCATTCTACTCATTATACCATCCATCCTTGATAATTGTTTTTCTAAATCTCCAACAGCTTCCATCATTTGTTCATACCTTCTATCTCTTACAGCGTCTGATTCGTTCCATCTGCTAATTAATTTTATAATCATTCCTTCCATGTTGTTAATACTTTCAGACTGACCTTTATTTTCTATTTCTAATTCTTTTAAAGACTCTTGTTGTTCCCTAGATTGCCTTGACAGAGACATTACAAGATAAAC